TGCAGATGTCCAAGCACTAGGTCCGGAAAATTTCACAAGAGAAATACTTTACTATTGCATGTCCAAGGCAGAAATGTCATATCTAGAGGCAAGAGAACAGTTTGAACGCAGAGTACTGGAAAGCAATGACTACTATAACGGTATTATCAACGTCAGAGTAGGCGGTTCAAACATACTTAGGCAGCGGCTGTTAGAACAATCTAAGGCAAAATAAAGCGGTTTTTGGCTTGCACTGGCTTATATCAAGTGTCTAAGAACAACTGGACCTCGGGTCTCAGGGACGGAAATCTGTGCCGCAACAGTACTCAGCAACTATCCTTGACAGGACGTAGATCGGATATGCCTACATACAACCGGTTTTGCTGTTTAAGACAATTATAAAAGGCTAAAAGAGGGGAAATACGCCCCACGTATACACGCATGTTAGCGTATGTTTGTATGCCGCCGTCATGATAAGACAGCACGATTAGGTACCGGATGACCGCCTAAGCAAGTAGAAATACCATAGTGCAAACGCTAAGTGAACTGCTCAACTCAGATAATGTTCAAAATAACTTTGCCCGCCAGGGCGAAGTGTGACTACACAATCTAGATAATATTTAATGTGCTTCGCACTTAATTAATTCCTATAATCGATAAAAGAAGACGAATAGTTCGAGCGCAAGCGAAGAACAGATGAACGTAGTTCATCTATTTTGATACTAAATATTGTATCTTAAGGATAGAAGTGAATGAAAGCGATAGAAATTCTTTCTGAAAATAGACAGATTGCTGAGGGTCCTGCTGGTATGTTAGGACAAGCCGCAAAGCGTATTGGTGCAGCCGCATTAAGTGCCGCTGGATTAAAGACATGGGCTGGGCAATTGGACAGTAAAGCAGATGTTGGACAATTTGCCAACCGTTATTATAAAGAATATCAAAGATATTTGAGAACTGCTGGCCGTCCTGAAAGTGAAGCCACACTGGGCGATCTCAAAGACTTTATGTTGAAGAACGGAATTCCTACACAAAACATACCTCCTAACCTCACTGGCAGTGCTGACAAAGATTCAGTGTTTGCTATTCTTAATAAAACTGCACAAGAATATATTAAAGGGTCTGGCGGTGCTGGTGGCGCTGTAGATGCTACAGCAGGTGCTGGTGGTAATACTGCCACACAGACTACACTACAGTCAACTCAGCCTAATCAAGCACAACAGTCGACTCCCGGCGCACAAGCACCCAATACACAAACACCTACAAATCAGCCATTTAGTATTCCAGCATTGTTGCAAGTTATTCCACAGATGAAAAAGAAAGATCTTAACAAGATTCTTACAGCCACACAAACAGCATTGCAAAATCCTGCCAAGGCTTCTAAAAATGCCGCAACTGCTACAACGCCTGTTAACACCAGCAACATGACTCCTGCACAGATTCGTGCAACTAAGCAAGCCCAAGCAGCCAACGCGGCACAGGCACAGATGAAAGCCAATCCAGTGCCAGCAACACCGGTTGCACAAACACCAGCACAGATAAGGGCTGAAAAACAAAAAGCAGCCACTGACGCGGCACAGGCTCAAATGGCTAATCCAGCGACAGCATCTGCACCAAAATCTAGTGTCAGAGTTTCTACTCCACAACGTGGACGTAGACGAGTTGCAGTGGCCGTTTAAAAGAACGGCATCTGTGTTTTTTTAGTAGTTTCTAAATTATCTTTGATAATGTCAGCGATGATGACTCTGTCATCATAGGTCAGGGCGAACCCTTCATCGATGGTGACGCCACCACGCATGTACCAACATAGTCTGAAGATTTCGTTTTTGATTTCTTTAACTTGATTATCAAGCCCCTTAATCATGTCCAATGCTTCATTCAGACTAAGGCTAAGGAGCCTTACGCGAAAAAATTTGAACTGTCCAAGGTGATAGGTACTTCGAATTCTGCAGGTGCACCTTTTTCTATTTCTTCTGGCAAAGATTGTACTTTAAAAGGTTCAATATTGAATTTCTTTTTTTGTTCATCTAAGTGAGCAATGATGCTTGTTAGAATGTTCTTGTCGGCATTGTTGACAAACTCTTGAATAAATTCAGGATCGCTTACTACGCCTTCGGGAGTACTCACAGACATGATACCTGCGCTTACCATGTTAATGGTAATTTCTGTTAATTTTCTAAAACTCAACGCAAACTTTTCAAGTTTGACTGCATCGTCTAATCCGTCGTCGTTGACAATTTGAATTATACGTTGTTCTTCTAGACTACGAGTGGAATTTTTAGTAAACTCTGCATAGTTCAACGGACGTATTCTAACTTCAAATGTGTCGTCAATTTTACAAACAGTGTCAAATGTAGCATTAATTAGTTTATCCAAAACTAATCTTAAATCAGTTTCGTAGGTACGCTCTTCATCTAATCCAGGAACCGTGGTACTGACATCCAACATTTCTCCGTAAGTAGCAATACGTATTGCCACTAGTATGGCATCGAGATCTATGCTAGGAACTTGCCAAGCATCTTTAATGTTAGGCACACAACTTTGAATTATATCAACAGTTGCCTGACCATTCATTAATGCATCAGGAGTTTTCATTACGATTTCATCTTTTGCAGTCATGGAATAAACAGGGTATTCTCCATTTTCTGTCTTTTCTATTGCCCCGTCAGGATAGAAATTTCCTGAACTAGGTAATCTAAGATATATTTTAGGCTGTCTAAAATACTTGTGCAAAGGATTTTGTCTGATATTTTCCACGATTTTTAACTCCGATAAATAAAGTAGCGCATAGTATTTATATGCGCATATTTTAGGTGAAAAATTATTATGGCTGAAGTCACTGGTGAACTAGGCGGGCAACCAATTTTGTTAGAAAATGCCGCAACTGAAGCAACATTGTATGCATTGCTTCAAGCCACTTTGGCCACCAATTCAAACAAAAGCCAAGCAGCCAAAATACAACAGGCCTACGAAGAAGCACTAAAACGCACTACTAAAGAACAACAAAAAAACATTGAACAAAATAATAAAAATCGAAAATCCATACAAGATGAAATAGATCGTAGGGATAATCTTAACAAACGCATAGAAGAAGAAAAGGAAAAACGAAAAAAATTCATGCAAGGTCTTAGTGAACTAGGCGGATTACTACAAGGCATAGGAAATATAATAGGCAAAACTCTTAACTTTGCGTTAAGTAATGCAACTCCTAAAGTCACTGACTTTACTGACGCACTGAGTGGTATTCCCATTATTGGACCAATTATCGGTGCCGTAGGCAAAGCCATGCAGGAAAACATAGACATATTCAGAGAATTAAGTTCGGTAGGTGCAGATTTTGGCAGCGGTATGCACACTATGAAGAATATGGCGGCCCAGGCTGGATTACCGTTGGGTGTGTTTGCAAAAGCCATTACTGACAATAGTGCTTCGTTAGCACAGTTAGGTGGAAGTACTACAGCAGGTGCTAGAATTTTTACTGCGGTTAACAAAAGTATGCAAGGCCCATTTCAACAAGGCCTTGCACGATTAGGTTTCAGCATGGAAGAAACTGCTGAATTAACAGCAGGGTATCTTGCGATACAGACTAAACTTGGTCGTGCTCAGAACATGAATCAAACACAGATAAACGAAGGCACTAAAGAACATTTGTTACAATTAGATCTTTTGGCTCGTGTGCATGGAATGAGTCGTAAAGAAGCACAGAAACTTCTTGACCAGCAAGCACAAGATAAACGATTCAAACTGTTTTATGCTCAGTTAGGTGAAGGAACAGAGATAAAAGGTTTCTTTGCTGGTTTATCTCATGCTAATAAAGATTTTTCAGACGGTATGGCTGATTTGATGTTGAACAACGGAGTACCCAGTGCTACCAATGACATGGCAAAGTCGATAGCATTGAACAGTCCGCGTCTGGTAAGACTCGCACAAGAGTTAAACAGAGGCACAATATCTCAAAAGGATGCCAATGCGATAATTAGAGAAGAAGCAGTAAGGATGGGTGAATTAGCAAAAGCCTCTGGTAAAACTCAAGCAGGATTTGCCAATTTGGGATCACCGGTATTTGATGTCATTGCGGCAATGCTGGGCATGAAAAAAATTGGTGAAGAATTAACTGATGAACAAAAAAAGCAAGCCAAGGCCTTAGCAGATCAAACTAAAAACCAAGCAAACTTTGACAAAGCACTGTTAAATTTGCGAAATACATTGTACGTGGCATTGCTACCATTAATTGCATTTGTTGAAGAGAACATTGGTGTAATAATAACAGGGATTACAAATTTTATAACAGAATTTATAGCAATAATGAATAGTCCTGCAGGCTTTATGGGCGCATTGGAAAATGCGGCTGTTAAATTAGGTAAGGCACTTGCTCCAATTCTGGAAGCAATGTTTACAAAGATGTTAGAAAATCCCAAATTAACAACGGCTATAGTTTTAGGCTTGGGAGCATTATTTGTAGCACCCGCAGTGGTGGCAGCACTGGCCATGATGTTTACCAAAATTGCCCTTGGTAAGATGGGAGGTACACCGACTCCAGGCGCAGGCGATATGTATTCCAAAGGAAAAGCAGCCGGTTCATTAGTTAAGCGTCTTAGCATTGCGGCCGTTGCAGGTTACACCATAGATGCAGGCGCAGGTTTACTTGGTGTTGGTAAAGGCGATGCTCCTGATCTAGAACAGGATGAAAAGAATTGGAAACAAGCATCATTTGGAGAAAAAGCACAATCTGCTATACCTAGAAGTATAGAAAATATTGCAGATTTTGTTGGCCTTTCCAATATGGCCACTCAAGCGAAAAAAGATAGAATAGCCGCTGAAACAGCATACCTAGCAAATAAAAAACCAGAAGCGGCTTCTGCGGCTTCTGCGACACCGGCGCAAGTAGCAGATGCGACCTCCAAAGATGCTATGAAGTTGCGGGCTGAATCCATAGTGCAAATAAAAGAATTGACTATTGCACTGGAAAAGTTAGACTACAACAAATTGATAATACCAGACGTTGCCAATAAAAATATTGATATTAGCATTGGAAAGATGAGATTACTTAGAGGTGAAGTTAATGCATTGACCACTTCTTTTAAAAATTTAAACGACACTGGTCTAGGTAAAATAACCAAAGGCATCAATGCATTAACCGGTGAATTTAAGATATTCAACGAAGGTTTTACCATTTTTAAGAAAAGATTTGAAGAATTGGATCGTACAACCGAACGAGAGGCTCTAGAAACTATGACTGGCCAGTTAGCAAAGTTAAATACTAATGCTGTGATAATAGCAAACAATACTAGAGATACAGCAAGCAATACCGGTAAAGCGAAAGGCGCACCCGGCATTAACTAAAACTAGCCAATAAATTATAATTTGAGGATTCTGAATGAGTTGGAAAAAATACTTTTCCCCAGTTAACACACAATCAAGCAATGTAAGCCCAATTTCGGGTTCAGGTGGCCGTGCGGGTCCTGCAAAAACAAACTACAGCAGTTATCTTCCAGATGTATACACTGGCAGTCCTAATCGTGTTGAACGTTACATGCAGTATGATACCATGGACTGGGACAGTGAAGTCAATGCTGCCTTGGACATTCTTGCAGAATTTACCACACAAAAAAACAAAGAAAACGGTACACCGTTCACACTAAAGTTCAAAGGTCGTCCAACAAATTCAGAAATTAAGATTCTCAAAGAGTACTTGCAACAATGGACTAAACTACAGCAACTAAACAATAGAATGTTTCGTATTGCACGTAACTTGTTCAAATACGGCGACGGATTTTTTATACGCGATCCTGAAACACAGAAATGGTTTTATGTTGATCCCAGCAAAGTTGTCAAAATTATTGTCAATGAAAGCGAAGGTAAAAAACCTGAACAATATGTTGTGCGCGACATCAACGTAAACTTTCAAGATCTTGTTGTAACACAAATCAGTCCTAACAATCAAAATCAACAACCTGGTGGCGCTGCCTATGTACAAGGTGGCAGTGGCGCAAGAGGTATGACTGGGTCATACCCGCAACAAAGTGGTTCACGTTTCAGCACAAGCCAAAACGAATATGCCATTGATGCCAAACACGTTGTACATATTTCTCTATCAGAAGGACTAGACAACAACTATCCATTTGGTAATTCATTATTAGAATCAGTATTCAAAGTCTACAAGCAGAAAGAATTGCTTGAAGATGCTATCATTATCTATCGTATTCAACGTGCTCCTGAACGTAGAATTTTTTACATTGACGTGGGTAACATGCCCAGTCACTTGGCCATGAGTTTTGTTGAGCGTGTCAAAAACGAAATACATCAAAGACGTATTCCTAGTAGTACAGGCGGTGGCAGTGCCATTGACAGCAGTTACAATCCATTAAGTATCAATGAAGATTACTTCTTTCCACAGACCGCAGAAGGTCGTGGCAGTAAAGTAGACACACTTCCAGGCGGTACAAATTTAGGTGAAATTGACGACCTGCGTTATTTTACCAACAAGTTAATGCGTGCCTTGCGTATTCCAAGTTCATATCTACCCACTGGTGCGGATGACAGCCAAGCACAGTACAACGACGGTCGTGTAGGCACTGCATTTATTCAAGAATTGCGCTTCAACAAGTACTGCGAACGCCTGCAAGGTGCTATGATGGAAACATTCAATACAGAATTCAAACTGTATTTGCACAACAAAGGTGTAAACATTGACTTCAGTTTGTTTGATTTGATGTTCCAAAGTCCACAAAACTTTGCCGCATATCGTCAAGCAGAATTAGACAACCAACGTATCAGTACATTTACACAAATGGCTGCACTGCCTTTTGTCAGCAAACGATTTGCACTAAAACGTTTCTTAGGCATGACCGACGAAGACCTAGCGGACAACGAACGCATGTGGAAAGAAGAAAATGGTGAAGGTACACCTACAGCAGACTCCGCTGGAGAACTTCGCACAGCAGGTGTTAGCCCAACCAGTATAGATCAAGATGCCGGTGCAGCCGCAGGCACAGAAGAAGCACCAGCAGACATGGCACCGCCAGCAGAAGAAGGTGGAGCATCTGATCCCACTGCACAAGCATAAATATTGATATGATTTTACGAGAACTATTTTATTTTAATCGCGAAACTGCCGAGCCCGAGCAGGATGATCGTTTCATGACTTATCGCGACACTGATATATTAGACAGTAAAGACACAAGGAAAACACGATTGTCTTTGGGTCAAATCAATGAACTAAGACGAGCATCGGATCTACATATCAAAGAAACGCAGGCAGAAATGGACTTTATAGCCCGTATGTATGCGGCACCTCCAGCAGAAGCACTTTAAATTTTAAATGAAACGTGCTTTTGTACTGGGCAACGGACGCAGTCGCCTAACAATCAATTGTGAAAAGTTAAAAGAATATGGTACAGTTTACGGATGTAATGCACTGTATAGAGACTTTTTGCCCGATCATTTAGTAGCAGTAGATGTAAAAATGGTTCTAGAATTAGTGGAAAACAATGTGCTGGACACGGTACAAGTATACACTAATTTCAATAATAGATTTAAAAATACTCCCAAATTGAATGTGTTTCAACCCAGTAAAGGATGGAGTTCAGGACCTACAGCACTATGGTTAGCCAGTACACATGGCTACGATGAAATATACATTCTAGGCTTTGATTATCAAGGTTTAGAAGGAAATAAAAAAGTCAACAACATCTACTCAGGCACACCCAACTATAAAAAAACACATGAGCCAGCAACGTTTTACGGTAACTGGCTTAGACAAACAGAAGCAGTATTAAAAGAATTTGCTGGTACAAAATATTTTAGAGTAGGATCTGCAGACACATTTGATCCCAACTTTAAAACAGGAAATCTAATCAATATTGATTATAATGAGTTTATCAAACACATAAATTATTTAAATTGACGATTTTACACCGATATCTACCGGTTTTTGTCAGTGAGAATTAAATACATCGACAGCCTTGCAACTTACACAGGAGGATTAACATGACTGATCGCACACGTTTCGAGCAGATGCTCGAACACCTAATTAACGGTGAACAATCAAAAGCCGAGGAAGTTTTCCACGATTTAGTAGTGGCAAAATCTCGCGAAATTTACGAAAACCTACTTGACGATGACTTTCAAGTAGACGAAACAACAGAAGACGACGTAGAAGAAGATGTAGATGAAGACGTCGAAGAAAACTTTGATCTAGAAGCAGTAGGCGGTGATGGTGCCGATGCAATGATCGATGCTGTTACAGATGGCGGCATGGGCGATGAAATGGACGGCGGCATGGACGATGAAATGTCTATGGACGACGAAGAAGGTGACGCTCCAGCAACCAAAGATGACGTAATGGACATCAAGGATGCACTAGACGAACTAAGAGCAGAATTTGAAGCAAAGATGGGTGGAAACTCTGACGACATGGACAGCATGGACGACGAAGAAGGTGCTGAAGATGATGGTGAAGAGGAAGAAGGCGACGACGAAGAAAGCGACGACGAAGAGAATCCATTTGCTAAAGAAAGTATGCGTGAATATGTAGAAAAAGTTGCACCAGCAAAAATGGGTGACAACGGTGTTGGTAACAAATCTACAGTAGCAGGTAAGAATCCACTAGGTAATACTGGAACAACTGCTAACATCGCAAAAGGTGGCGAAAGCAACAAAGGCGGCACACAAGGCGGCTTGGCTAACCCATCAACAAAAGATTTGAATACTGGAAACGTTAATGTTCCAGGTTCAAAAACAGCGACAAAAATGCACCCAACCAAGGGTCATGGCGCTGAAAAGAAAGGTAGCGGCGACAATGGCGTCAATACCAAGAGCATTGTAGGCAAGTAATAGAGGATCTATAGATGAGCCTATATCTTCGAGAAAACCTAAGTTTTGACCAAGCACGTATGGTGGTTGAAAGCGAAGGCACGGATGGAAAGAACCTTTACATGAAAGGCATTTTCATCCAAGGTGGAATCACTAATCAAAATCAGCGAGTGTATCCTGTGAGCGAGATTAGCAGGGCTGTCAAAACGCTCAATGATCAGATCACTGGTGGTTACTCAGTTCTCGGAGAAGTGGATCATCCTGATGACCTAAAAATTAACCTAGACCGCGTTAGCCACATGATTACAGAAATGTGGATGGAAGGTCCTAATGGCTACGGTAAGATGAAAGTTTTACCAACGCCAATGGGACAACTAGTTAAAACTATGTTAGAAAGCGGTGTAAAACTAGGTGTCAGTAGTCGCGGATCCGGAAACGTCAAGGATGACGGATCCGGTGAAGTATCAGAATTTGAAATTATCACAATAGATGTGGTAGCACAACCGTCGGCCCCAGGCGCATATCCAACGCCTATATATGAGCATTTGATGAATTCCAGGGGTGGTTACAAGGCATTTTTAACAGCACAGGAAGTACAAGGCGACAAAAAGGCACAGCAATACATTAAGGAAAGCCTATTAAAAATAATAGGCAGGCTCCAGTAACCAAGGGAGAAATTACATGTTGGATGCGCTAAAATCATTATTCGAGAACAACGTGGTTTCCGAGGAAATCAGAGCAGACATCGAAACGGCTTGGAATTCATCGTAAACAGTTAGCAGAGGCTAAAGCCAAGTATGCTGTTGCAATACGTGAACACTCAAGTAAATTAAATGAATTTGTTCTTGAATCTCTTGCAAAAGAAGTTACAGAACTTCACGGTGACCAAAAAGTCATGGCAGGGAACTTTGCTAAACTAGAGAATTTCGTTGTTGAAGCACTGGCTAAAGAAATTGCAGACTTCTATGAAGATAAGAAAGACTTGGCAGAAACTAAAGTACGCCTAGTAAAAGAAGCAAGAGAACAATTTACTGTATTAAAAGGTAAATTTATTAAACAGGCAGCAGGTCTAGTTGAATCAGTGGTATCAGAAGGTTTAACCAAAGAGATCCATCAACTTAAAGAAGATATTGACTCTGCTCGTCAAAACGATTTCGGTCGTAAGATTTTTGAAGCATTTACTTCTGAATATCAGAATAGTTTGATGAATGAGAAATCAGAAACAAGCAAACTATTAAAAGTAATCGCAGAAAAAGAACAGGCACTAGCAGAAGCACGTGACGTTATTTCAGAAAAGCAAGCACTAGTCGAAAGCAAAGAGAAAGAAGTTTCTCAAGCCAAGTCAGTAGCAGAGCGTAAAGAAGTCATGAGCGAACTTTTAAATCCTTTAAGCAAGGATCAAAGAGAAATTATGTCTGAATTATTAGAAAGTGTGCAAACTGTAAAACTACGTAGTAGTTTTGACAAGTATCTACCAGCAGTATTAAGTGGTAGCACACCGGAGAAGAAGAAGGCACT